GCTTGGGAAAGGTCTCAATGCACGAGTACCACTATGAGGTGGCAAGTGCCTTTCGTGTGTTTAGCCACTCCAACCAAATCACCACCATCGTAAGCACCCACCCCGTGACCGAGGCGATGCGCAAAGTCCACCACGATAAACATGAATACGCTGGCCTTCCTATGCCCGTTGGAATTGCGGATATTGAAGGAGGGGGCAAGTGGGGCAACCGAGCCGACTGTGTAGTCGTGTGCCATCGGTACGCTGGCCACCCAGTTGACTGGCGATTCACGCACATCCACGTGCGCAAGGTCAAGGAGACAGAAACTGGAGGGCGCATCACCCCGTATTCAGAACCAATCGTTCTGGAATCAATGAAGGGGAATGTCGGCTTTTTGCATAACGGAACAAATCTTTTAAATCATGGCCACGTTCCCGTTTGATTTTTATATCCAGTCCAAGGTGACTGACGTGCAGCGTGCAGCGCATTTCCTTTTGGAGTTGTATGATGCGGGAAACAAAGATGTGCTTCCGCATTTCCAGGCGATAGAGAACGCAGCGACATTGATCAAGCAACATGCGGACTACCGCAATGAGATTGAGCTGCGCTTCTTTCAGATGACAAATGAAATCAACGCCCTGCACCACCAAATGCAAGAGGAGAGAAAAAAATACCAAGAATTACTGAACCGTATAGAGATATGACCTACCGAGAATTTTGTATACTAGTTGGCCACGATGACGATCAAACCCGAAAGCAGACCAACGTGATCATGCGATGCGCCTACGTGCATGCAGTTCGCAGCCATTATACCCTTGTTGAACTTGGTGAGATGATGAAACGCACGCACGCAACGATCTTGCACTACATGGGATTGGACTTCCGTAAGTCAGAGGCCTACCATCGTGCCTATCAAATGGCGTGGGAGTGCATGAAGTACCAGGAGGTGGATGAAACCACCCCGAACTTTGACCAAATCATTGAAGAACGCAACGAGCTGCGCCAGCGTATTGCGCAAAAAAATACGCAAATCTCTCTCCTTCAGGAAGAAATCATATCTTTACGGGACAAAGTAGAGAAAATGAAAGCCGTGTTCACATGATCGAGACCTTCTACCGCCAGAACCGCAGGAAGCTTGTAAACTTCATCAAGGGATATGTGGACTACGAGCTTGCCGAAGACGTAGTGCAAGAAGTTTTCCTGCGGCTTCTGGTGTTAGAAAGCGAAGGCAAGACCCACTTCATACAAGAGGGGAAGGTGAATTTCTTTTTTGTGTATCGGGCTTGCGTAAATTTGTGCTTCAAAATCTCTGCAACCAAAAAGAAGATACAGAAGATCTCTTTCGGGGACATGTACGAGCTGGATAAATGGCTTGCCGCATCAACAGACGAATACAATCATGAAGAAGATCGCACCTGGGAGGAGTTGGTATCCGCCATTGGCGATGAGATGAAAGCGATTCGGTGGTACGATGCCCAAGTGCTTGAGATCAGCACGAACTACACCATCTCTGCACTGTCCAGAGGGACGGGTATTGGCAGGGATTCAATCCGTCAAACCTTAAAAAAGACCAAGAATGAAATCCGAGAACGAACCGAAGAAAACTATCAGGCGTGGAAGGAAGCCCAAAGGCGTGGGTGATGTGGTAGAATCAATCACCACGGCAACGGGAATCAAAGCAGCAGTGGAGTGGTTCAGTGAGGCCACGGGCATTGACTGCGGTTGTGACGCACGCAAGGAGAAGCTGAATAGATTGTTCCCGTTCAAGGCACCCGAGTGCCTCACGCAGCAGGAATACGAGTTCCTGGGAACGGTGATCGGAAAGCACAAGCTCACCTCTACGCAGCGAGAGGAGATTGCAAAAATTCATGCACGTACGTTCCGTCACAAGATGGTGGTTCCTTGCACCTGCTCTCCTAAATTGTGGGCATCCTGGATGAACGAACTCACCGCATTGCATTCAACCTATGGTGAGCAATCAGAGGTGGTCGGATAGTGATCACCTGGGCAGGGTGAGTGCGCAACGATTCGTTGATGCTTGCCACGCCATCGGCTACCAATGCCGCCAATCAACGAGGCACGAGGACATCAACTACCACATTGACTATTGGGTGATGCGCCCAGGTGGCCAGACCTCGGTTGACGTGAAGGGAAACAACTACCCGCATGAGATTTGGGTGGAGTTTATCAACGTGAGAGGAAAGGATGGGTGGCTTTTCGGCCAGGCCGAATACATTGCCTTTGATATTGAAGCCATTCAAGGCCTTGCGATGGTGTCACGAACGGAGCTGCTTGCCTTGTGTGAGCGGTTGGTGGTGAAGGAATTTGTACCAAAGCAAGAGGCGTACCACAAATTGTACAACCGAGAAGGCAGGCAGGATGTGATCTCTCGGCTTGAGCTGATTGACATCGCACCACTCAAAACTTTTAAGATCCTAAACTATGCCAATCCCCAACCCTAGACCCCAAGAAGATCAGCAAGATTTCGTTCAACGCTGCATGTCAGATGACGTTATGAACAAAGAATTCAAAGACCCAAAGCAGAGATTGTCAGTGTGTTATGCGCAGTGGATAAAAAAAATGTAAATAATTTTTTGCCATGTGAATCTCGTTTTGTAGTTTTGACTATCATTAAAAACCAATCAATCATGAAAGACAAATTCATCAACTGGTTCATAGACGTCACCGTGTGGTTGGCGTGGTTCCTTATCGTCAGCACCGCCTTGATGGCGATTTGCCTTGTCCCATCCTTTATCGTTGACGTGCTATGCAAGTAAACTATACCGACTTGATGTGGGAGGCCGACAATCAAGGCCTAGCACCCGAAGATATTGAGGGGGACTACTACGAGGTGTTTGCCAAGTGGGCAGGGTTCAAGCATGTTCAGGACATGTACGATTGGCACATGGAAACTGTTGACTGCTTGGGAATCATTGACGTTGATCAGTACCCGTATCAACCTGACATGGTTCCAGGGTTTGATTGGGAGCCGTTGTACAAGCGAGCGGCAGAGCAGGACTTCAACTACATTGATTGGTGATGAAGCGCATATTCAAGGAACTCGTGGATCGTGAATGCACCATGTGCCACGAGATCGTGCAGGCGAAGTATTTCACGCATTGCAAGCGGGTGAACAAGAACGAGATTGTGTACTACCAAAGGGCGGATTGTAAGTTCTGCCGTGCAGAAAAGGAACGTAAACGCAGAGCAGCATCCAAATGAAAATAAACCATCTTGACCTATTCAGTGGAATCGGAGGATTTCACCTAGGCTTTGAGCGAGCAGGATTCAAAATAAAATCCTATTTCTCGGAGATTGACAAACACGCTATTGCAGTATACAAACACAAATTTAAAGACGCAACCTATGTCGGATCAGTTACTGATGTTCGGGGAGAAGACCTTCCACGAATTGACCTTATCACCTTTGGAAGTCCTTGCCAAGATTTCAGCCTTGCTGGAAAGCGTGCGGGGATGGGAGGAGACCGAAGCAGCCTTATCCTTGAAGCAATTCGACTTGTGCGGGAATGCCGACCAAGAGTTTTTGTCTGGGAAAATGTTAAAGGGGCATTCAGTTCAAACGCTGGCGAAGACTTTGCGGCAATCCTCCAAGAGTTTGCCGACATTGGGGGCTATCGACTTGAATGGCAACTGCTTAATACATCGTGGTTTTTACCCCAAAATAGAGAGCGGATTTACCTTGTCGGATATTCTACAACCCCAAAGCGAGGTTGGAGAGGAGTTTTTCCTATCCGAGAAGCGATTGGAGAGCCTCGTGAGATTAAACAAACCGCAAGCCTTACAGGAGGCCAGCTCGGAAGAGTTTTAGATCCAAATGGAATTGGCTATTCGCTTTCTGCGTGTGACTACAAAGACCCGATGAAAGTTGAGATAAAGCAAATCGGAACCAAGTTTGATTCTAACGGAGGAACGCAACCGTATCAGCAAGACCGTGTGTACGATGCTGATGGCATGGCTCCTGCGTTGAATCAAGGAAAGAGTGATTTGATTCTTCGTGTTAAATCAGCCACGTCCGATGGGTTTGAAGAGGCTACCAGTGGTGATAGCATCAACCTATCAAACCCAAACTCTGAAACACGCAGAGGCCGTGTAGGTAAGCAGAAAGCCCAAACACTTGAAACGAGTTGCAATCAAGCGGTTGTGCAGTCATTTGCTTGTTTTGGTAACAATAAAGAAAGCCAGTTTTACAAAGAGGTAAGCAAAGCACCTGCCTTGAAGGCATCAAATCAAACAAACCCAAGAAGTGGGGGAACTACTCTAATTGGAATCCAACCGAACTATGATAGCAAGTCACTAAACGAAACGATTGAGAATAGCAATCTTGTTGAAGGAGAGCCGCAAGCACTTGACTTGTACAATCGTGTAGCAAGAGACGAATCACCAACACTAACCGAACCACACCACAATTCATTGCGCATGTTTGACGGCTATCGCATCAGACGGCTCACACCGATTGAATGCGAACGCTTGCAGGGATTCCCTGATGACCACACCTCCTTCGGCAATTACGATGGAGAGGTGAAGCCCATGAGCAATACACAACGCTACAAGCAATGCGGAAATGCGGTGACTGTGAATGTGGTGGAAGCCGTAGCGAAAAAATGCATACCTTTATTCAAAACCAATCTAAAATGAAAGTAATTAAACTACTCAACGGAACGACATGGGATCGTGAGACGCTCCTAGAACAAATGCTTGACGATGATTTCTACTACGGAAATCTAGGCCGTTCTGCCCTATCATCCAGCGCATGCAAGTTGCTGCTGCAATCCCCAAAGACCTATCACTACGTGACGAAGTATGGCCAGGAGGATTCGGATGCGTTCACTGTGGGTAAACTTGCACACGTCATGGTGCTGCAACCCGAACTGATGGGTGACTACGAGGTGATCGATGTGCAGAGCAAGAACACCAAGACCTGGCAGGAAGCCAAAGCAAGAGGCGGGAACATCATCACCGCAAAGGAATTGAAGGAAGCGCAGCGCATTGCTGATGCCTTGCTGCGGAACGAGCAGGTGATGGGCTACATTCAGGGGTGCAGCTTTGAGGTGCCAGAGATAGGGTATATTGAGGGCTTGCCTTTCCGAGCAAAAGCCGACATCTACTCCCCTGGGTTCATTGCCGACTTGAAGACCACCAGCGACCTGCGTGCGTTCCCGTACAGTGCAAAGAAGTACGGATACGATATGCAGGCCTACATCTACACCCGCTTGTTCGGTGTGCCGATTGAGAAGTTCATCTTCATTGCGATTGACAAGGGATCGTTGGACATTGGCATATACACCATATCCCCCGACTTCTTGCAATCGGGCAAGGAGAAACTAGAGCAGGCAATCGCCTTGTACAAGGAGTTCTTCCTGGGTGTTGAGGAACCTGACCTGGACAGTTATACCATTATTGGTCAACTTTAAATAAGGCGAAATCGCCACAATTAAAATGAAACAAACAGCAATAGAATACCTTATTAGTTCATTAGATGCACTTGATGAGCAGTTGGCCACGTCTCCAAAAACAATAAATTACAAAAGCACAAAGGAGGCAATAATTAATAGAGCCAAAGAAATGGAACGAGAGCAGATGAACTCAAGAAAAAAATCTTGGTGGGAATTGAGCAACGACCACGGGGATTTACCGTATGCATAATCAACACAAGGAAATGGCTGACATCACCAAATGCAAAGGAGACGGTTGCCATATGAAGGGAACCTGCTACCGATTCAGGGCTATGGCAGGAATGCGCCAATCCTTTTTTGTTCAATCGCCAATCAAAGATGGTGAGTGCGAAATGTATTGGGGTGAGGCAGCGAAAGCAACATACGACCAAGTAAAAGAAATCCTTAATGCCGACAAGAAATGAACGATAGCAGCCAAGACCCCGTACACCCAGGCCACTATAAACACTCCACAAAAGAGGTGTGGCAGATGATGGTTGACATCTGGGGTGTGGGTGCGTTCATCACCTACTGCGAAATAAACGCATTCAAGTACCGAATGCGAGCAGGACGCAAGGAAGGCAACTCGGTGGAGCAAGACATTGAGAAGGCCAAATGGTACGAGGACAAAGCAAACCAAATGAAATGAAAGCAACAATCGAATACAATCTGCCAGACGATCAAATAGAGTTTGACTTGGCCAACTCCGCAGCACGGATGCACTCGGTACTTTGGGACATGGATCAATGGCTCCGAAGCAACACCAAGCACGCACCTGATTCAACGCACGAGGAAGCAGTCAAGGCCTACTACAAATGCCGTGATCAACTGCGTGAGTTGATGAGTGACAACAACCTGAACTTTGACTGATGGCCTGCGAACCTAGCAAGGCAATCTGGATGATTGATGCCGTTATCACGTACAAGAAGGCCAGGAAATCCCAAACAAAGAAGGTGTGGTTCAGCAGCCGATGGGAACAGTTGCCATGTGTGCGGGCAGACCAAGAGGCGATTCACCAACTCATTGACCGCTACGGGCTAAAAGACGCAACTGAATTGAAGATTGAAACAATCACGGGAGCCATCTATCTAGGAGATCGATATGAAAAAGCACACTAAAATCTACTTCAAGGAGATGGGCATCAGTCCCGTTGAGTTCGTGCCTTGCGAGGTGTGTGGCAGCCGTGCCGTGGACATCCATCATATCAATCCCAGGGGGATGGGTGGGAGCAAGAGCCGAGATATAATTGAAAACCTCATGGCATTGTGCAGGCCTTGCCATCATGAAGCTGACTTCGGAACCAAATTAACCAAAGACCATTTGAATGAGATCCACCAACACCACCTATCACGGGTTCACCCTTGAGGCCGTAATCAACCGCCACTACATCTTGCGCATCAATGTGGACATGGCAGGGGTCATGATTCACCACTATGAGGTGTACCGCAGAAAGGGACGCAACTTCATTTTGGAGTTCCAGAGCGAAGAGATCAACGATGACGCATTCAACGAGTGCGTGAAATTTGTACGTACAAAATGATACACATTGTCACCCCATGCTCTCGTCCAGAGAACTTGGAATACCTACGTGAGAGCATTCCAGCGGAGTGCAAGTGGCTTGTCATGCTGGACTATTCCACAAGAAAGAAAGACCTGCCGAGTGGATTGACGGTGATCCGTTCCAACTTCGGTGGTGCATGGGGACATCCATTGCGCAACGCAGCCATTGACTACCTGCAAATCAGCGCAAGTCACAACGACTACATCTACTTCCTGGACGATGACAACATCATCCACCCCGATTGGTATCAGGCCGTCAAGGATTGCAACGAGGAGTTTGTCAACTGGGCGCAGGTGTACCGCAATGGTGACCCACGACTGATGGCAACGCAATCACCACGGGTAGGGAACATTGACACGGCATCGTTCATGGTGAAGTTGGGTACCATTGGCAAGAGCCGATTCCAAATGCTATACGAGGCAGATGGTCTATTCGCCCAGGAGGTGTACAAAAAAGGCACAACACGTGTGATAAACGACTACCTTTGCTACTATAACTACTTGAGATGAAATATGTTCCTATTTCCCAGGTCATCCCAAACAAGACCAATCCCCGCTTCATAAAGGATGATAAATTCAAGAAGCTAGTCCAAAGCATCAAGGACTTTCCTCAAATGCTAGAGCTACGTCCTATTGTAGTGGATAGCGATATGGTGGTACTGGGTGGTAACATGCGATTGAAGGCATGCCAGGCGGCAGGACTTGCAGAGGTGCCTATTTTAATTGCAGACCAGTTAACTCCAGAGCAGCAGCAGGAGTTTATCATTAAGGACAACGTGGGATTTGGTGAGTGGGACTGGGATATTTTAGCGAACGAATGGGATGCCGAGTTATTGCAGGACTGGGGTCTTGAATTGCCATTTGACAATACGCCCGTACTGGAAGCGGAGGAGGATGATTACGAAGCACCATCCAAAATAAAAACAGACATCGTACTGGGTGACCTTATCGAAATAGGCCAACACCGACTGCTATGTGGGGACTGTACCGATTCAGATGCAGTAGCTCGGCTTATGAATGGGCAGAAGGCAGAATTATTATTTACTTCACCTCCGTATAATTTAGGAAAAAGTGTTGGATTAAGGAATGGTGCATTTAATGGCAAGGATAATGCTTACGATGTTTATGAGGATGACCAAAGTGAAGAAGATTATCTAACACTCTTAAAAGAATTTCACTCTACGTCAATGATATATTCGGATGTACAAGCAGTAAACATCCAATCACTGACAAACAATAAAGTATCAATAATAGAGTGGTTGAGTTATTTTAAAAATCATTTTATTGATGTTTTAATATGGAATAAAACAAACCCTATGCCAGCGATGGCTGAAAAGGTTGTAAGTAGTGCATTTGAGTTTATATATCTATTTGATAGCAATGAAAATCCAAAGAGAAGCATTCGTACTGCAAACTTTGATAGGGGCAAGATGAGTAATGTGTACACCTCGGCAGTTGGGAACAATTCACATACTGAAGGTGCGCACGGTGCAACATTTCCAGTACCCCTTGCAAGTCATTATTTATCAAACTTGAGTCATCAAAACTCAATAATATATGATTCTTTTTTGGGAAGCGGTACCACAATGGTAGCAGCACACCAGCTCAACCGCAAATGCTACGGCATGGAACTTGACCCGAAGTATTGCCAGGTAATTGTAGACCGAATGCACAAGCTCGACCCCTCACTTGAAATTAAAATAAACGGAAAGCCGTATGACCAAAACTGACATAACAAAAAGGGCGATGCTGGAAGCGTTGGAGAAATCCCTCGGCATCGTGACCTCGGCCTGCAAATCGGTTGACATCTCAAGGGAGACGCACTACCGATGGTTGCGGGAGGATGCGGACTACAAGGCAGCAGTCGATTCAATCGGAGAGCTGACCATTGACTTCGTGGAAAGCCAACTGCACAAGCAGATCAAGGAGGGCAACTCCACCGCCACCATCTTCTTTTTGAAGACCAAAGCCAAGAAACGGGGCTACGTGGAGCGCACCGAGTTGGACATCTCACAGAGCAAGCAATTTGAGGTAGAGGTCATTGACACGGATCAAGACGAATAAGGTTTTCAAGCACCTGCTCAAAAGCGATAAGCGCATAACAGTTGAGCAAGGGGGAACTCGCAGTGGGAAAACTTACAATATCCTACTGTGGGTTATTTTTCATTACTGCGCTACCAACACGGGCAAGGTGGTGACGATATGCAGAAAGACCTTCCCGTCCCTGCGTGCGTCCGTGATGCGGGACTTCCTTGAAATACTACGGGAGCATGACTTGTATCGGGAAGAAAACCACAACATGAGCAGCCACGAATACCACCTCAACGGCAACATGATCGAGTTTATCTCCCTTGACCAACCGCAGAAGATACGGGGGCGTAAGCGCAACATGCTATACATCAATGAGGCCAACGAACTGTTCTACGAGGACTGGCAGCAGCTCATCTTCCGTACCGATGGCAAGATCGTATTGGACTACAACCCCTCTGACACCTTCCATTGGATATACGACCGAGTAATCCCACGAGAGGACTGCGACTTCTACCAAACCACCTACCTAGACAATCCCTTCCTTGACCCCATCATCGTAGAGGAGATCGAACGCCTTCGGGACACGGATGAGGACTATTGGAGGGTATACGGATTGGGAGAGCGAGGAAGCAACCGTGCTGCTATCTTTTCATTCACAACGGGAGAGATCCCAACAGACGCAAAACTATTGGCATATGGAATGGACTTCGGCTACACAAACGATCCCAGCACCCTCGTGGCAGTGTACGAACACGGCAACCATCTGTACATGGACGAGTACATCTACCAGACGGGGATGACGAACAGGGACATACACAACACCCTTGCGTCATTGGGATTGGATAGGCGTGCAGAAATCTTTGCCGACAGTGCTGAACCCAAGTCCATTGACGAGTTGCACAAATTCGGCTGGAACGTCAAGCCCACGTTGAAGGGAGCGGATAGCGTGATGGCAGGTATAGACCAACTCAAGCGGTTCAAGTTGGTGGTGACCCCACGGAGCAAGAACCTAGTAAAAGAATTGCAGAACTACAAATGGGTGGAGGACAAGAACGGGAACCTACTAAACAAACCGATTGACGCTTTCAACCACGCCATTGACGCTGCCCGCTATGCGGTGTTCAACAAGAAGGCAAACCCTAACTTTGGCAGATATTCTTTGAGATGATTCTAGTTATTGGAAACCCCAGTGGGGTATTTTACCACCGCCTCCAGGTGCCGTACGAGGACATGCTGATGCGGGGCTACATGGTCAAGTTTGGGACAATTGAAGACCTGGACAAGTTGAAGGAACACGTTTCATACTTGGTGGTAAACCGAGGCATTGCCTCCAAAGACCATCGGCAGTTCCGTGCCATGCTCAACGCCTACAACATCAAACTGATCCTTGACATTGACGATTGGTGGAACCTTCCTCACAACCACTCCAGCAAAAGCCAAGTGAAGGGGACGCACATCATCAACACGATCAAAATCGCAGATCAGTTGCACACGACCAACGGGTACCTTGCCGAGAAGCTGCAAAAGATCAACCCGTATGTGCCAATTTGGATTCTACCAAACGCCATAGACCCAAGACGGGAGCAGTGGATGGGAGAGAAGACCAAGAGCGATACCCTGCGGGTGGGGTACCTGGGTGCATTGCATCACGACTACGACCTACAATGGAATGGCATTGACCTATCGGGGCATGAGTCGTGGTCTATTGAATACTACCAACAGGCGATACACACCAAGCACGCCTTCCCTCGCAAGGACTACACCACGTACGGTGAGTTGTATCGGGACATTGATGTGGCCATAGCACCATTGGCACCTACCGAGTTCAACCGCTGCAAGTCCAACCTCAAAGCATTGGAGGCAGGATTCACGAAGACGTGCTTGATTGCCCAAGATATGCACCCATATACGCCCTTTCTGAACTCCACCAACTCCATCTTGTGCAAGACGGCATACGACTGGAAGGAAGCCCTGGAAACCATCACCCCAGAGATGGCACGGGGATTGGCGGAGCAACTGTACGAGGACGTGCAGTTCTTCCACATCGATAACATCAATAACACGAGAGAGAAATGCTTCGAAGAATAATCGTACCCAACTGCCTAGCAGACATCAAGCTGAAGGAATACCAAAGGTTCATTGGTGCCAATCCCACCGAGGAGACGGGTGACCAACTGGCACTGTCCATCTTTTGCGGGATTGATGCGGATGAATACCACATGTTCCCAAAGGCCGACTTGGATGACATCAAGAGCTTGCTCACCTTCGCCCTATCGGAGAAGCCACCTTTGCAGCAGACGATTGAGTTGGATGGCGTGGAGTACGGATTTCATCCAGACCTTGACAACATCTCCCTGGGTGAGTTCATTGACTGCCAGGAATACATGCGGGAGCCGATCAAGAACGCAACCAAATGGCTGGGGGTATTATACCGCCCCATCATCAAGAAGGGCGCAGGCAGGTACGAGATAGCCAAATACGATCCCACCATTCATGACGGAAAGATATTTGAGGACACAACGATGGACATCGTGGAGGGGTGTCTCACTTTTTTTACTCGTTTGCAGCTCGCATTGCAGATGAGTTCAGTGATGTCTTTGAAGGGGAAGGAGACCCGAGGGGGATCAAAGCGCAATTCGGAAAGCGGTGGGGATGGTTTGCAGTTGTCCATCAACTCGCTCAAGGCAATGTACTACATGTTGAAGCCGTCACGGAGGCACCATTGAAGCAGTGCTTGATGTGGCTGGCTTATGAGATTGACAAGATCAAGGTTGACACCGCCCTGCAAAAAGTCAAGTAAAAGGTTTACTAAACATGAAATACGGTTACTATCAGTTGTGCGAAGCCATCCAAACGGCAGCCACAAACGCCTCGTATATAAACACTACCACGTGGGGAAACATCTTTGACGTGGACATGCGCAAAATGACCTTGTTCCCTTTGTGCCATGTGCTTGTAGGGCAGGCCGAAGTGCAGGAGCGAACGGTGATTTACGATGTGGACATCCTAGTCATGGACGTGGTGGACTACTCCAAGCAAGATCCGAACGTGGATCCTTACTCCTACGAAGGGGTAGCAATGAAGCAGGACATCTACCACCGTGCCCTTTTTAGCGCACAAGAGATGATTGCGTCCATGCGCAGGGGTACGCTGTACACGGATGGGTTTCGCCTCGTTAACGACCCCGTATGCGAGCCGATAGACGAGGACTTTGAGAACACCCTTTGCGGCTGGAAAATGACGCTCCGCATTGAAACCCCGAACCCAACGATCATCTGCTGATGGCTGCGGGAAAGCCCGACCTAAAGAAAGCCGAGAATACCAAGTTAGCCCTTGATAAATTCGGCAAATACCTAGTGACGCAATCACGGGCTAACCTGACACGCCAAAAAAAGAACGTCACCAAGACCTTGTACAACTCGTTGGACTACGAGGTGAAGGTGAACCCCAAGAGCATTGAGTTCGACTTCCTGATGGAGGCATACGGGGAGTGGGTGGACAAGGGCAGGAAGCCAGGAAAGATGCCCCCGTTTGGAGCTATTTACGCATGGGTAGCAAGACGCAAGTTTCAATTCAAGGACAGCAAGACAAGCAAGTTCCTTTCCTATGCCGAAACCGCCCGCAGGGTAATGATCAAGATCAAAGCCAAAGGCATTCAGCCCACTGACTTCTACACCCGTCCCTTTAACCTGGGATTCAAGCAACTGCCTGAAGAATTACGCCAGGCATACGAATTGGACGTGATGCAATTCCTGGACTTTACAATCAACGAACTGAATAAAAAATATAAGTAATGGCTATCACGATAGTTCAACAGCCACCCGCATACGCATTTGGAGGTGCGCCTATGGTGTACGGATTGGATTCCACCGCATACGCTTCGGCTGGATTTAAGTACGTGGCAGATGTGTACATCTGGACGGGGAGCAGCGCATCGGTTCCTGCGTACTACAACTACCGACTGACCCGCAGACCCGATCCCGTTTCGGGACGATATGGGTACTTTGACATTCGCAACCTGGTGGAATCGTTTTTATCGGCTACGAACATTCAGCACGATGATCCCGCAGCGCAGAATAACATCGCCTCGGTGGTGAACGTGCAGGTGAAGTTTCGGGAGTACACCACATCAGCGGGAACGGGTAGCGTTTCAGCAACATCCTCAACCATAAAGGCATACGATGGGTGGACGGAATTTGCAGAGGGGTTGAATCAAGACGTGGTAACGGACACCGAGGGAATCCTCACCTCCATGCCACAATCGCCCGTTGGCATTCCCATCCAAGAGAATCAAGCCATGACCATTGGCGTGATGCTAGGAGCAGAGGCACCGCCTGACCGCATTCGCATAACGTACTCCGATGGGTCGGATTCGGTGATCAGTTTCTCCAGCTTGTCAATCACGGGAGGCACCAATTCAAGCAACTGGATGTGGTATGTACCCGTGGGCATTGCGAACCTTAACGAGTATGCCGCCTATATTGTGGACGAATACGAAGCCCGTGTGCTTGCCGATGGTGGAACGTATGAGGAGAACACGTGCCTGGCTGCATTTATCAGCAACCCACCTTCATCCGTTTCAAATCTGCAATGGTACACGGTGGAGTTTTTGGCAGACACCACAGTCCTGCGCACGTATCGCTTTGAGGTGCAATGTGAACCACGATACGAACCCCTCACATTGGCGTTCCAAAATAAATACGGGGCGTGGGACTACTTGCTCGTTCAGAAAAAGTCAGTAGAAAGCATCCGTGCAGAGCGGGAGACCTACTCCGCCAACGTGGTGACACGGCAGTCGGGTGTGGCATCCATGCCTGCATACGCAGCGCAGAAGCAATACTTCAACACCCAGGCGCAGGAGCAGCTTGTGGTGAACACGGGATTCATTCCAGATCAGATGAATGAGATGATCAAACAGATGATGGTATCGCCCGTGTTGCAAGTTGTGGAGCAGGAGGCATCGGTGGTGCTGACGGATTCGCAGATCACGTACAAGACCAGCGTCAATGACTTCCTGACGCAGTACACGTTCACGCTTGACTACGCCAACCCATTGAAAAACAAAGCATGGCTCTAACAATCCAAACAGCAAGCGGGTACCTGGATCTCTACGGAGACGAGAGCATCTCGTTGGACTACAACGTGGCGGACTTGCGGGATCCTGGGGTGGTATTTAGCCCCATCTCCCAGAACTTCACGATCCCAGCAACAGACGCAAACAATGCCTTTTTTAAGCACTACTACGATGTATCGGTATCGGGTGGGTTCAATGTGTACGCAAAGCAGGACGTATCGCTTTTTGCCGATGGCGTGAATCTGTTAGATGGGTACCTACAACTTTTGAACGTGGCCATCGTTGACGGAGTGGTGACGCAGTACGAGGTGCTTGTGGCTGGATCCGTTGGAGGCATTGCCCGTTCGTTGGGTGAGAAGGAATTGAACGAGTTGACGTTCGATGATCTC